TCCGGCTGACTATAATATTTTTGCCTTAGTTCGAATTGAGGATTTGAGATGCGCTCCAAAGGATAAAAAATTAATTCAGTTAGTTTCGGATAAAATCGGAATGGATTTTATCGCAACGGCTGAAAACGATAAAACTTTAAAAGTTGTTTTAGATTTGGAGCAAGTTATAGGATCGGAAATCACTTGGCTAACTGGAGACACTTTCGAGCAAATTACGTCAAAAGGATTTTTACCAAATCAAAGGACTCGTTTTTGTACTACCGAAATGAAAATCAAACCAATTGCCAATTTTTGCCGTAATGAAATTAAGGAGATTGTAAAAACTCGTTTGGGGATAAGATACGACGAAGAGAATAGAGTAAATTATGATAATACCGATTTTAAGTTTCACAATGGATATTCTAAAAACGGACGTAACAAATGGATAATTGAAAAATATAGAGAGTTAGAATATCCACTGGTTGACGATAAAATCGACCATTATCAAATATATCTTTGGAGCTTGTCGACTAACTTAGATTTTCCAAACGATAGTAATTGCGTTGGATGCTTTCACAAACCAAAACAGCAACTTCGTAAAAACTGGGACGATGAGCCTTTAAAAATGCAATGGTTTGCAGAACAAGAGGCAAACCGTCGCCGTTGGAAACAGGGAACGTCTTATTTTAATATTAAAAAAATAGGCTTGCAAACCGATTTTATTTTCGGGGGCGGGGCAAATTGTAATAGCGGAGGCTGTACTGACTAATTATGGAACTAAGAGACTACCAAATTAAAATCTCAGCTCAGGCGGCTGAGGTTTTAGATCACAAAAAAATCGTTTATTTAGCAATGGAGGTGAGAACGGGAAAAACTTTGACGGCTTTAAATACGGCAAAACTATTCGGAGCTAAAAAAGTTTTATTCCTAACTAAGAAAAAAGCAATCTCGTCAATTCAGTGGGACTACGATAACTTTGGTTTTGACTTTGATATAACAATTATAAACGATGAGAGTTTGCACCTTGTCGCAAATATAGGCGATAATTGCGACAAATTTGATTTGATTATACACGATGAGCATCACAGATTTGGAGCATATCCAAAGCCGAATAAAGTCGCTCAGTTATTTAAAAAGCGTTACTCTCATTTACCAATGATTTTCTTATCGGGAACGCCAACTCCGGAGAGTCATTCGCAATGGTTTAATCAATTTTGGGTTTCCGATTACTCTCCATTTAAACAATATACTAACTTTTATAAATGGGCGGTTGATTACGTTGACATAAAAGAGAAACGCTTAGGCTATGCCGTTATAAAAGACTACAGCCAGGCAAATGAGCAGTTAATACGTAGAACTATACAGCACTATATTATAACTTTTACACAAGCTCAGGCCGGATTTACGACCTCAGTTAACGAAATGATTTTAGAATGCGAGATGCAACCTATCACCAATTTGATAATTAACAAGCTCAAAAAGAATTTAGTCGTTAAAAATACCGACGGCCAGGTCATTCTCGGAGATACCGGAGTTAAATTGATGCAAAAAATTCACCAACTGTCAAGTGGAACTTGTAAGTTCGAAGACGGATCGAGTAAAGTAATTGATTATTCAAAGGCTGAATTTACTCTCGAAAAATTTAAGGGAGTAAAAATTGCTATTTTTTACGTCTTCAAAGAGGAATACAACGCTTTGCTCTCAGTTTTTGGCGTCGAGAACTTGACAAATGACGTCGAAGAGTTTGACAATTCTGATAAAAATATCGCTTTGCAAATCGTCTCCGGACGTGAGGGAATAAGTTTAAAGAATGCGAAATACTTAGTTTATTATAATATCGCTTTTAGTGCAACGAGTTATTGGCAAAGCCGAGCAAGGTTAACCACAAAAGAGCGTTTAAATAACGAGGTATTTTGGATATTTAGCAAAGGAGGGATTGAACTTGACATTTATAAAACAGTATTAAAGAAAAAAGATTATACTTTAAAAATTTTTAATCAAAATAATTTGCGTAATTAAAAATAAGTTTTATATATTTGTACAACCGCCAAAGTAAAGTATTTAATAATTCCCTTTTCTTTTGCGCTTGGCGGTAGCAATCGAGGAGGGTTTATTTTTTATATTATGAATGAGATTAAAATTATTGATATTAAAATTGACGATTTGAATATTGACTTATCCGACAAAGTATATTATTATGCCAAAATTGAAAAAAATAAAAAGCATTTTATTTGTCAAATGGTTACGGACGGAATTATTAATCCACATTTAAATATTAAAGAGTGGTCAGATTATGTAAAAAATTACAATCATGAGTAAAGAATTTTTCGAGACAATGACAAATCCATACGTCAAAAATAATTACGACGAAAATGGAGTTACAAAGCCAAAGCAATATCAAATCGGTATCGATACCTTTGAGCGAGCTGAGGCGAACTTAAGTAAAGAGGAAATATTAGCTATTTGCAAATTTAATATTGACAAATATTGCTGGAGAAAAAAAGACCAAGACAAAGAGGATTTTAAAAAGATTATTGATTACGCCAATTGGGCGATAAAAAATTTATAAATGGACTATCTAATTATAAAGAATAATAAAATCGGTATTCACTTATTGCCTCAGGTTGGAACGGCTGGGCGTGAGTTCCGAATGATTGGAACGGCTAAAAATTTAGACATGCCGGAGAAGTGGAGCAATCAAAAAAAAGCCTTTTGCTCTCACTGGATTTATACATTTAAATATTTAGATAACTCCGAGATTTTTGAAATGGAGTTCGATTATAATGATAATTTTGTAAAGAAAATATCTCTCAGTAATGAGAGATAAATATTAAACCTATGACAGCAAAAGAAAAAGCAAAAGATTTATTTTATAAGTATTTAATTTTTTTTCCTGAATTTCGCAATGATAAAGAATATGATTATAATATTGAGTCAGGAAAAACCTGTGCTTTTATTGCGGTAGAAGAAATTATTAATAGTGTAGACAATGAACACGTTTCTGATATATATAATGAATTTTGGGAAGAAGTTAAACGAGAAATTGAAAAATTATGAAATTAATTGCAGCGATTTTATGTTATGAGTTTATAAGGCCGAAAATAGTTTGGTTGTGGTATTTTTTAATTAAAATAGGCTCAAAATGAAAGGTAAAAGACACGTCCCAAAAGACGACGACTTAATCGAAATCATTCAATTTGTCACCTGGTTGAGATTGGAGTGCGATTTTAATTCAATATACCTTTGGGATTATAAAGGTAAAAATTTAACAATTGAGGAATTATTAATTATTTACAGAAAATTAAATGGAAAATAGAGATAAAATAATTATTGAAATTTTGGCTTGGATTTCAGTAATCACGTTGGCCGTTGCTTTTATTTTAATAATGACAAAGTAATAATTTTGTCAGGTAAATGATGGAAAAAACTTGACATTTAAAAATTAAAAACACATGACAGAACAGCAAATACAAACTAAGATAAAAAAGAAACTCCAGGCGCAAGGGTATTTTGTAACCAAACTAATAAAGACCTCAACAAATGGCATTCCGGACTTATTGGCTATCAAAGACGGCCAGGCGACGTTTATCGAAGTAAAAAAAGAAAATGGTATATTGTCACCTTTACAGGAATTGAGGCTCTCAGAGCTTAAAAAACACGGCTGTATCGTTAAAGTATGGTCTGATTTTGAAACGAATTTTTAACAAATTTGTTACAAAATGACTTTTTACCGTTATATTAATATATTTACTATATTTGTCAAATGATTAAACCTTACACGATATCGACTCAAATGTGGTTGGAACAGGAAGACGACAATCTCGGACTCAACGGATCATTTGTGGATTTTAGAGTCAACGTCGATAGTATTGACGGGTTTTGGATTGAGTCACCGGACGAAATTGTGTTAATTATTCGAGGTACGGCCTATTATATTGAAAATGAAACTCACGTATTACATTTTTTAAGTGAGTTTTTTAATCCTATGCGATTGTGATAATCCACGAACTCGCTAAAAAGGACGCTCAGTGGCGAAAAATGGCTTTACAAATTTGTAAATGCAAGGACTTAGCAGACGAGTTAGTTCAAAATATGTATATTAAATTATCGGAGAGGACTATTCCTGTCTCCGACGGCTATATTTTCGTAACTTTGAGATCATTATTTTATGACTCTCTTAAAAATAATGACATTTTAATCGACGATTTTAGTAAATTTGAGATTGAAGAGGAGGAATATAACGAGGGGATTGATTATAAGGAACTTTCAAAAGATTTAACCTGGTATGAAAGGACTCTTTTTGAACTCTCAACGCTACACGGTCAACGTGAACTCTCAAGACAAACCGGAATACACATTCAAACTATTCACCGAGTTAATAAAATGGTAAAAATTAAACTAAATGGCAAAAAGAAAAACTAAAAAAGAAATTCAAGGATTGGGCGACGTAGTTGCTGCCGTAACCTCAGCCGTTGGAATTGAGCCTTGCGATAATTGCAAAGACAGACAATTCTCTTTAAACCGACTTTTTAACTTTAAAAAAGTAAAATCGGAAATGACTCCAAATGATAAGGAGCATTTTAAAATATTTTTAGATGCAAAAGGTCAAAGAGTAATCGACGGAAAACGAACTGAGTTAATTTTTGAAGACGTTGACTATTTAAACGGACTTTATAAGTACTATTTTGGAATTGATAACTCAAATTGTCCGAATTGCTCCAAAGTTCACGAAACGATTATCAAAGATTTATATAAATTATACAGTTTTGAAAGTAACTAAAAAACAACAACAAGCCGAATTTTATCAATTCCTCGATGCTATAATCGAAAACGCACCAGCAGACCTCTCAGTGAACGAAATTTGGATGCCGGATAACTTATTCAAGTTATTAAAAACGAAGTCTTATAAGGGGTTTAAAATGTTTACTTCGATGTTTTTAAAAGATAACGAGGTAATTTTGGGGAGATATAAAGGAGAGGCTCAAATTAATTAGTTAATTTGTGTTAAATTATGGATAAAAGAAAATTAAACGGAGGACATTCAACCAAAGCGACAAGACCGGACGATAAAAGATTGATGACAAAGTCCGAAATGCAAGACACTTACGAGCGATTGAAACCTTTTTTGCCGGAGGCGATATTACAACTCGAGGCAGCAATGCAAGCCGGAGAAAAATGGGCGATTGAATTATGGTTTAAATACTTCTTTGGAATGCCAAAACAAACTATCGACCAACATATAAGTATTGAGAAACCTATTTTTAACTCCTTAGACTTAGATGTTCCAGAAAACAACGGCACAGAGTAAAATTGCCAAACTAAGAAAACGAGTTAGGATTGTTCAAGGTGGGACGAGTAGTTCCAAAACGTTTTCGATATTGCCTTTGCTTATTACTTACGCTATTCAAAATCCCTTTTCAGAGATTTCAATAGTTAGTGAGTCAATCCCTCATTTGAAACGTGGAGCTTTAAAAGACTTCCAAAAAATAATGCTCCTAACTGACAACTATCGAGACGCTAATTTCAATCGGTCGTCACTTAAATATACATTCTCCAATAATTCCTATATTGAATTTTTCAGCGTCGACCAACCTGACAAATTAAGAGGAGCAAGGAGAGATATTCTATTCGTAAACGAGTGCAATAATATCGACTTTGAAAGTTACCAGCAACTCGCAGTCCGTACTAAAAAATTTATCTATTTAGACTACAACCCAACGAATGAGTTTTGGGTGCAAACGGAACTCATAAACGATGAGGACTCAGACTTTGTCATATTGACGTACAAAGATAATGAGGCACTCGATCCGGCAATCGTCAAAGAGATTGAAAAAGCAAAAGACAAAGCGAGTACCTCAACTTATTGGGCGAACTGGTGGAATGTTTACGGACTCGGCCAACTCGGATCACTTGAGGGAGTCATCTTTCAAAATTGGGAGACAATCGACACAATACCAAATGAGGCTAAATTCTTAGGGAGTGGACTCGATTTCGGTTATTCGAATGATCCAACCGCTCATATTGCTGTATATGATTACAATGGTAAAATAATCGTTGACGAGTTAATTTATAGCACCTCACTTTTAAACTCCGATATAATTCGACTAATGAAACAGGAACGCACCGCTCCAATTTGGGCGGACTCGGCAGAGCCAAAATCAATTGAAGAGATAAGACGAGCCGGTTACAATATCAAACCCGTTGTCAAAGGAGCGGACTCAATCAATTATGGTATCTCAGTACTTCAGCAAAAGGAAATCTTAGTCACTAAGTCAAGCACAAATTTAATAAAAGAGTTGAGAAGTTATAGTTGGGACGTTGACAAAACCGGTAAAAAACTTAACCGTCCAATCGACGAATTTAACCACGCAATAGACGCCTTACGTTACTTCGCAATGATGAGCCTGGCGATAAACAAATCGAGACGCGTAATAATTACGTAAAAAAAAATAAACAAATTCACTTTTTTTAGTTATATATATATGAGAGTAGTAATTCCAACGGATTTAAAAGAGATTAAATTGTCTCAATATTTGAGATATTTAAAAGTATTAAAAGACAACCAGGACGATGAGACTTTTGTTTGCATTCAAATGGTTGCTATATTTTGTAACCTCAGCGTGGCCGATGTTATGAAAATACCCGTTAACGATTTTGCTGAGATAGTCGAAAATTTGGCTAAGGTATTGGATCAAAAACCCGAGAGAGTTAAGACGTTTAAAATGGACGGCGTTGAGTACGGTTTTATACCGAACTTAGATAAGATTACACTCGGAGAGCATGCGACAATTGACTCGTTACTCGGTAGCGATGAGAATTTAAGTTTATTGATGTCGGTTTTATATCGTCCAATTATTAAAAAGGTAACGCCATTTTATCAGATTGAGGACTACGACGGAGACGAGAGCAAAGCGGAATTATTTAAGGACGTGAGAATGGATGTAGTTACCGGAGCAATACTTTTTTTTTGGAGTTTAAGCAAGGAATTATTGAACAATATCCTATCGCATTTGGAGAGCAAATCGATGAGGGAGGGGAAATCTCTCGAGGAGGTTTTGGGGAGCGCTGGGGTTGGTATCAATCATTTGTTAGACTTTCACGAGAACTTGGACTCAAGCCTCGAGAAGTTGGAAACGAGCCTCTTCACGAGTCACTCACGTTATTATCTTACTTAATCGACGAAAGCAAAGAAGAGGCAAAACAAATTAAAAATCACTTTAAAAAATGAGAGCATTTTATCAGGCAATAGAATATATTAAGAGTACGTTGGAAAACGCGCCACTTTTAAATACAATTACTCACGGCACAGACATAATCGACAATGTTAAAAAAAATATTTTTCCACTTGCTCATATTAATATCCTCAGCTCTTCGATTAATAACGGAGTTGTCAATTTTACTTTCGAGGTGGCTGTTGTCGATATTCGTAATATCTCAAAGATAAACGCAAACGATAAATTTCTCGGGAACGATAACGAACTTGACAACCTCAACACTTGTCACGCAATCCTCAATTATATGATTACTCAAATGAGATTGCAAAGAAGTGACGACGATATTGAACTTCAAAACGATCCAACTTTGCAACCGATATTATTAGCGTTTACGAATGCCTTAGACGGTTGGAAATGTGATATTGAAATAAGCGTTCCGAATAACGATTTTACTGTTTGCGATTTTGGAGACTAAATTTGTACAGCAAGCGCTCAACGAGTTTGGTGCGTTAGTGGTTGAGAGAGCGAGACAGAATTTAAAAACCGGAGGGCGCTATGGAACGCATAACGCATCCGGCCAATTATCGAAGTCCTTAGATTACAAAGCCAAAGAGAATAAAAATTCTATTGAGTTTGATTTTTACGCTGAGAGTTATTGGAAGGAGTTGGACTTTGGAACGAAAGGAAGTGAGTCAAGTGCAAAAGCTCCGAACTCTCCATATAAGGCAAACGCGTCAAGGGGTGCGATTGATAAGTGGGTAATCCGCAAAGGCATTCAAGGAGTGCGAGGCGCTGGAGGTCAATTTGCAAATCGTCGAATGATGGTGACGTCAATCACGAACTCGATAAATAGAACGGGAACTTTTGAGACTCGGTTTTTTAGAAATGCGTTTGACTTAGAGTATAAAGATTTTAATAATAATATAGTTGAAAAATACGGCTTAGATTTGGAGGCGTTTTTAAGATTTACACTAAAAGATAATTTATAAATGAAAGTAGTTGAAATAAGAAGTCCGTTTATAATTCAAGTCAATGAGCCTACTCAGTTGGGATCAAAGATTGAAGTTTTTATTTGGCGCAATGGAGACACAGAGCCAACCACTCCGACATACACACTAAGCAAACCAATTCCAACGACAAATCAAAGATTATCGTCTTATAACGTATCAAATTTTGTAAAAGAGTACGTCGATAATATTGCGCCTCAGTATTCTAATGCGGTTGGATTTGATTACCAAGAGAATTACGCTTTATTTAAAGTGAAACGCTATTGGGATAACGCCGGAGTTTATACATTATTAGATACAAATACTTACGTTGGCGTTAATGGTTTTACCAATTATATTGACGGAATACAATATGCAGACAATACTCAAATTAAATTGCTATTTAATCCGGAGATAAAAAACAACTATCAAATACAAAGCACTTATCCTGAGGACACAATTCAATATTTAAACGTCTTAGTAGATTTTCAAACTGACGCCGATATTTTAGAGGTTATTTATTCTCGAATTGACGGAACTTCTTACGATTTCACTTTTACTTACGACGATATGACTGGCATTTATCTTTTTAAAATTCCAATATCTTTGGCGAAAGTTGATCCTGAATTTATTAATGGTTGCAATGTTAGAATATCATTCACTCCGGAGGGCGAAAGTCCAATTACAAATGATTTAATTACTTACCCAATTTGCGAGCCAAAATATACGCCGGTACTTTGTGACTTTATAAATAGACACGGAGGTTGGCAGACACTAATATTTTACAAAGCTCAAACCAATACGGCGACAGCTAAAAGCGACGAATATAAATTGATGCCAAAAGAAGTCGATTATAATCCGCTTAGAGGCCAAAGCAAATCGTTTAATATTCAAGGTAGTCAAAATGTAATTTTAAACACAGGTTGGGTTGACGAGAATTATAGTGAATTGATAACGGACTTACTTTTAAGCGAGACGATTTTATTAGACCGCAAACCGGTCAATTTAAAAACTCAAAGCTCTGAATTGAAAACTAAGCTAAAAAATAGAATGATTAATTACACAATGGAGTTTCAATATAATTTCAATTTAATTAATGACGTAATATGATTTTAAATTTAGCTTTATTTTTAGAGACTAACGCTTTAATCGATCAAACTCAAGGCTATATCAATTCATTTATTGACAGAGTTAGAGCAAATGGAGGAACTTTTGAGAATTATAATTGCTTAAATACTCAACTTCATTCTTTGGGCGGTGTGTTTGGCGTTGGCAATCAATACCAAAGGACTGATTTATTCAACGATGAGACTATATCAATCACTCAAGTGATCCAAGACGTCAAAGATATAAGTCTAATTTTTACGAATTTTACTAAAAGTTTCTCAATTCCGGCAACCGATGAGAATAATAGACTCTTTAAACACTATTATAATTACGATATTGACGGAGGTTTTGATGCGAGAATTAAGATAAACGCCTATATCGAGATCGATGCCAACCGATTTAACAGCGGAAAGGTCAAACTTGAGGGCGTTGAAATGAAAAATAATCAACCTTACGCCTATAAAATTACTTATTACGGCGATACTGTTAACCTAAAAGACAAAATCGGAGAGGATAAATTGAACGCTTTGCCTTTGTCTCAGTATAATTTGGCTTATAATAATACAACGGTTAAGACTAAGTTCCAAGCCAACCCAGCGACAACCGATGTAATTGCGCCTTTTATCTCGCACACAAATCGATTTTATTACGATAGCTCAAGCGGACACGCTGAGGACGTTCATAATTTATACTATCAAAGCGGAGTCGGACACAGTCACGGACTTTTGTGGAGTGACTTAAAATATGCTATTCGATTGGATGCAATTATCAAAGCGATTGGCATTCAATACGGGTTGACTTTTAGCGATGACTTTTTTAATAGTACCAATTTAGACTATTATAATTTATTTATGTGGTTGCACAGAAGTAAAGGAGCTGTTCAAGGAGCTGAGGCTAATATATTCCCTCCCGAATTAATTACGACTTTCCCTTTTGGAAATACGTTATCGGTAGGTTCTGGAGAATATGACGCAACCGCAAATTTTAGTATTACTACAACTTCAGCGAGTGACTATAGATTTTCAATTTTTAGAAACGGAGCTTTGTGGTTTCAAAGCAATACTTTAAACTCAAGCGTTTCAAATGTCCCAATGATTAATTTAAACGAGGCGGGCAATTATCAATTTTTTATACAAAGTCAGCCAGTTATTACAATAACAAATGTTAGAATTAATTTAGGATATTTTGCACCTGACGGAGTTGGAGGAACTGAGGAGAGATTTACAACTTACGACGCCTCAACTTTCAACACAAATTCCACATTTATTTTTGATATTGCTCAACAAATTCCGGAGATAAAAGTTATCGATTTTTTAAGCGGTATTTTTAAAATGTTTAATTTGACGGCTTACGTTGAAAATGGAATTACAGTTGTAAAAACTTTAAACGATTTTTATAATACGGCAGACGTTTACGATATAACGCAATATATAAAAGTCGATAGCAATAGCGTAAACACGGCCTTACCATTTAAACAAATTGAGTTTGGCTTTGAAGATACAAAAACATTACTCGCATTAAAACACGCACAGCAATTCAATTACGATTGGGCAAAGGAGATTTATAATGAAGTACCGGAAATTGAGGGGGAAATTTACAAAGTGACTCTTCCATTTTCTCATTTTAAATATGAGAGACTATTCGACGTAAACGCTCCGACAACTCCTTTAAAAATTCAGTGGGGATATTCGGCAAACGATAATTTTAACGCAGCAACCGGACATTATGAGGCCGAACTTGGAAAGCCGCTTTTATTTTATCCGATATTAGTAACGGGAGTTCCGAATTTTTCGTGGAGGCCGACAACCTCAAGTCACGAAAATATTACCTCTTATATTGCGCCGTCCAATTCTCGAAGTTTTGATTCGGCCGTAAGTAAGTCAAATATTAATTTCAAGGCCGAGCTTAACGAGTGGACTTTTACTAATGAATTTACCGACACTCTATTTTTAAAATATTATCAGGATTACATTTTGCAAGTTTTCAATCCTAAAAATAGACTGACAAAAATCAAAGCGATTTTACCTTTGTCAATACTTTTAAATTATAAGTTAAATGATAGGTTTAAAATTGTGGATCGTCTTTTTAGAATAAATAAAATTACTACTAACTTAACAACCGGAGAGAGTGATATGGAACTCTTAAACGAATTATGATAAATAACATTTTAGAAATGCTCAAACACGC